GACTTCATCGCCGGCATGGAGCAGCAGTTCTTCACCGGCGGACCAGCGACTCCTGGCACGATGTACCAATACGTCAGCGAGACGGATGGCTCGACGTCCACCTACCAGTACGACAACGTGACGTTCAAACTGGCAAGCGCCGGGCTTTGGAAGGGCGACGCCAGCGTCAAGCAGAAGCTTGAATACTTCGCGACCAGGCGGCGCCGGGTATGATCACGCTGTCCGACATCACGCTGACAACCGCGGCTGACGGCCTGACGCTGACTGCAAGCGATGGGCGCCGCCTGACGCTGCGGCGCCTGACCGCGCTCGACAAGCTGCGCCTGTTCAAGGCGGCGGGGCCGGCCTTGTCGCAGAACCAGCCCTGGCTCGGGATGGCGATGCTGGCAAGCTCGGTGACGGCGATCGACGACGTGCCGATCCCGCCGCCGACGAACGAACCGCAGATCGAGGCGATGGTCAGCCGGCTTGGCGACAGCGGAATCGCCGCGGTCGCCGAGGCCTTCCAGCACCTGGGCGAGGCCGCCGGCGCGGACCTTGTTGTCAACGCGGGAAACTCGCGCGGCACCCCGACCTGACCGACTGTCTGTATCTGGTCAGGAACGGGGTGCCGTTCGACATCGCCTTCAGTCTTCCGCCGGACGAACGGCTCGCGTTCGTCGTGGTGATGGGAACGCTCGATGGCCGCGTGTTCGACTGGGATCGGCTCGGCTGGAAGGATGATCCGTGATCTCGATGTCCGGCCTGCGTGAGCTGTCGCAACGCCTTGCCGATCTGGATCTTCGTGATGCGCGGACGGCCGGATTGGCCCGCGCCGCCGCCGTCATCGAGGAGTCGGTCCGGCAAGACCTGCCCCTGGAGCTTTCATCATCGATCAGCGGCACGGTCGGCGAAGATCGAGCCGTGATCGGCAGCACGAACCCGCGCGTCCCAGACATCGAGTTGGGATCTCGGGCTATGCCGCCTGATCCGATCCTCACCCGGGCCGCCCAAGCCGTCGCGGACGAGGCGGTGGACATCGTCGCCGCGAGCGTCGTCGAGGCATTGAGAGGCGGATGATATGATCGACGCCTACACCATCGGCATCACCCTCGCACTGAATGACGGCGTCTCGTCCGGCATCGCGGCCATCCGCAAGGAGCTGACGCTGCTGGATGGCGCCGTCCAGAGCGCCGCCGGGGCGATGGCGGGCATGAATGCTCTGGCCGGCGTTGTTGACTGGACCAGGTTCGGCGACATCCCGGCCATGCATGCTGCGCGCCCGCTTCCGACTCCGGGGCCCGTGGCGGCCGGCAAGCCGGAAAGCCTCGAACCGGCTCCTCCGGTTCAATCGTTTCTTGCCGCGCCGAAGCTGGAACCGCCCACGGAGGTCGTGCGGCCGTTCGCGGTGTCGCCTGCGCCTGCGACCGCCACAGTCGCCGTGCGGCCTGCGCCTGCCGTCGCCGGGATGACCGCTCCGCCACTGCCCGCTGCCGCTCGTTCGGAGGGCCGGCCGCCAGGCAAGACCACGCAAGCGGTCATGGCACCGCCTTCCGCTGCGACGACCATGCCGTCCCCGTCACAGACCTCGGCAGCGGCCCCTCCCGTTCCGGCGCGCGCCGTTCAGCCCGAGGCGCTTGCCCTGCTAGCCCGCCGTATCCTGCCCGAGCGAACTGAAGGCACCCGCGCTTCGCCCCCAGCGGGACCGGTCGCCACAGCGGCGCAGCGAGCGGCACCACCGGCACCAGCCGCTACAGCAACCCAACCGCCGCCGCCGCCGCCGGGTCGCGCCGCTGCAGCAAAACAACCCGTGGCGCCTCCGCAGCGGCCAGAGGCGGTGCGGTTGGCCGCTCTAACCTTGCCCGCCAAGGATCAACCCAGCGCCCCGGTCGGTTCGTTTCCGCCGGTACCATCGCTCGAAATCATGCCAATCCCACGGCAATCCGCACCAGCCGCGCCGACGCCGGCGACGAAGCCGCCATCCGATGTGCCGGATAACCGGGGTGAATTGGTCGGGCCGCCGACGCTTCCCGAAACCGCCGCCCCACAGCCAACCCAGGCCGATCTGTATATCGACGGCGCGGTGCTCGGACGTTGGGTCACGCGCCATCTTGAACGGCAGCTGGTTCGGCCACCGTCCGGTATCGCCGCTGTCGATCCGCGCTTGACCCCTGGCTGGGCCGGTCCCGCGACTGGATTCTGAGCGCGCGGTCGCGGTGCCAACAGGCTGCGGCCGACCAACGCCGCGCGAGAGGTCACAATGTCCGATACCACGCTCGTCCTCGGCCCGGTTATTTTTCAAGACTTCGAAGTACCCGCCGGGGTCAGCTTCGGCGGCCGACAACAGCTTGCCGTCCACCGCCTGGTCGGCGGTGCGCGCGTCGTGGATTCGCTTGGCCGGGACGACGCCGAGATCGCGTTCTGCGGCATCTTCTCGGGCGCGGACGCCATGCCGCGGGCATGCGCCATCGACGAATTGCGCGCGAGTGGCCTGCCGATCCCGCTGACCTGGGACGTGGCCTTCTACACCGTCGTGGTCAGCCAGTTTGTCGCCGACTATCAGAATGGCTGGTGGATTCCGTTCCGGCTTGTTTGCACGGTCGTGCGCGATGAAACCGCAGCGCTGATCGATGCCGTCGCATCGCTGGCGGTCCTCGCCGTAGCGGATGTCGCCACCGCGGCAACCATGGCGGTGATCGCCGGTGTCGATCTGTCCGGCGCCCAAGCCGCGCTCGCGGTACCGCAGGCGACGGTGCAGCAGACCGGTGCCTACACCGCCGCGCAATCGAGCCTGACTGCCGCTCAAACCAGTCTCGGTGGAGCGGTGCAGTCCCAGGAGACCACGATGGCCAATCTCACCTTCGGCGTCGGATCAGCCGAGGCCGGCATTGCGACCCTGGCGGCAGCCACCGCAACGGCGCAGCAGCTTGCCTGCCTTGCAGCCGCGCAGGCGTATCTCGGCCGAGCCTCCGCCAATCTGGCGAACGCGAGCACCTGACGCCATGAAGACAATCACGGTAGCGGGCGGCAACCTGTTCAGGATTGCCGCCACGGAGCTCGGCGATGCAACCCAATGGATCCGCATCGCCCAGCTGAATAGGCTGCAGGACCCGATGCTGTCCGGCGTTACAACGCTGCGCATTCCCGATGTGAACACCAACGCAGGCGGCGGCATTGCCACTCAGTGAGTTCACGTCGCGGTCCCGCGCGCCGCGCCTGCTCGCATTGGTGAACGGGGCCGTCCTGGGCTCCGTCACCGATGCCGAGGTGACCTCCAACAACCACTACGCGGCGGACCGCTTCAGGGCAACCGCGGCACTGGCCGGCGATCCGGTGTTCGGCGGCGCCTTCTGGGCGTCGGCGGAGGACATCGAGGTCGATATCCAGTTCAGCCTCGACGGCGGCGCCAGTTTCACCAGTCTCATTCGTGGAACGGTGGACAAAGTCTCGCTGGACCCCGCGACCGGGCTGGTGCACCTGGAGGGCCGCGACCTGAGCGCGGCGCTGATCGAGGCCCGGACGCAAGAAGCTTTTGCCAACCGCACGGCCAGCGAGATCGCCACGATCCTCGCCCAACGCCATGGCCTTGCCGCCAATGTCCGTACCACCACAACGCCGGTCGGGCGCTACTACCAGGACGAGCACGATCAGATCACGCTCGACCAGTTCAGCTTCATGACAACCGAATGGGACCTGCTCTGCAATCTTGCCAGGCTGGAGGGGTTCGATGTCTTCGTCAGCGGGACCTCGCTGAACTTCCAGCCCGCCTTCGTGACGCCCGACGTCGTCCTGTCCGTGGCGCCGACCGACCTGGTGGATCTGCGGATGGAGCGCTGCCTGACACTGGCGCGGGGCATCACGGTGACGGTGAAAAGCTGGAACGTCCGTCAGCAGACGGCGTTCGCGGAAACAGCATCGCTCGCCGGCTCCGGCACGGCGCAAAGCTACGTCTTCGTGCAGCCCAATCTCACGCCGGACCAGGCACTCAATCTTGCCCAGCGCAAACTGGCGGAGCTGGCTCAGCATGAGCGGGTCATCGAATTGACGATGCCCGGCGAGCTTACGCTGACGCCCCGCAGCATGATCGCGCTGAACGGAACCGGCACGGCATTCGACCAAAGCTATTTCGTTGACACCATCGAGCGACGGATCGGCGTCGGATGCGGGTTTGTCCAGCGTGTCCGGGCAAAGAACGTGTCGTCTGCCGGCGGTGCCGCCGGCTTGTCAGGTCTTGGTAACGGAAGCGGAGCGTGAACCGATGGACCGCGTCGTCAACGCTCTCAAACTTCATGCGGGCATCCTGGACCAGGGCCACGCACAGCCCCGGTTCGGCCTGGTCACATCGGTCGATCCAGGGACCGCAACAGCCCGGGTCACGCTGCAGCCCGAAGGCGTGCTGAGCGGCTGGTTGCCGCTGCTGACGGCGTGGACGGGCGCCGGGTGGGGAATGTTTTGCCCACCCTCACCGGGGAGCCAGGTCGTGGTCCTGTCGCAGGAGGGCGACGCCCAGCACGGCGTCATCATCGGCGGGACGTTCTCGAACACCCAGACGCCGCCGGCGACACCAGCCGGCGAACTTTGGCTCGTGCACCAGACCGGGAGCTTCCTCAAGCTGTGCAACGACGGCACCGTGCAGATCCAGGGTGATCTGCACGTCGGCGGCGACGTCTACGACTCCAAGGGTCCCTTGTCCCGCCTTCGCAGTCACTATGACGGGCACACGCACATCGATTCTCGTGGCGGAACAACCTCAGCGCCGAACCAGCAGGATTAGGCCAGATGAGCGATCTGTCGCAGCAATGGGGCTCCGACCTCCTCGCCGGTCCGACCGGCGATCTCGCGCTTGCCTCGGGCACAACCCTTGTCCAGCAGCGCGTCCTGCGGCGACTGCTGACCAACCCTGGCGATTACATCTGGCAACTTGATTATGGCGCCGGCCTGGGCCGCTTCGTTGGCCAGCCCGCCAATGCCTCGCAGATCAGGGCCGTCATTCGCAGTCAGATCTTCAAGGAATCCGCCGTAGCCCGAACGCCGGAGCCTGTCATCGACGTGCAGGTGCCACCGAACAGCGCAGTCGGGACCGTCTACGTCCATATCCGCTACGTCGATGCGCCCACGGGCGAGACGCAGCTCCTGTCCTTCTCCATCGGCGGGTGACTCATGCAGCTTTCGCTTCAGACCTTCACGACGCTGGTGCAGACCATGGCTGCCGCGGTGCAGTCGGCGGCGTCCCAACTCGTCGATCTCACTGTCGGCTCGGCGTTGCGTGCGATTCTGGAAGCGAACGCATCCGTTGCCCTTTGGCTGCAGTGGCTGATCCTGCAGGTCTTGCAAATGACCAGGGCGGCAACCAGCAGCGGCCCCGATCTCGACAGTTGGATGGGTGATTTTTCGCTGCAACGTCTGCCGGCCAGCGCGGCTGCGGGGATCGTCGCCTTTTCGCGCTACACAGCGACAGCGCAGGCACTGATCCCCGCGGGTGCCCTGGTGCGCACGGCTGACGGCTCGCAGACCTTCGCAGTGACCGTCGACCCGACCAATCCTGCGTGGTCGCCGGCTCAGAACGCCTATACCGTTGCGGCGGGGGTCGCCTCGCTGAGCGTTCCGATCGCCGCCCAGGTCGCCGGCACGGCTGGCAACGTTCAGGCCGGAGCAATCACCATGCTCGCATCGGCGCTGCCCGGCATCGACACGGTGACGAACCCCGCACCATCCCAGAATGGGCTGAATGCGGAGTCCGACGACGCGCTTCGCTCGCGGTTTCGCAACTTCATCGCCAGCCGGTCACGGGCCACGCCTGATGCTGTCGGCTACGCGGTCGCCAGCGTCCAGCAAGGCCTGGTGTATGCCATCCAGGAGAATATCAACCCCGCCGGCATCTCGCAGATGGGCAGCTTTGTCGTGACCGTGGACGACGGTTCCGGATCGCCTCCGTCGTCGCTGCTCAGCACCGTCAGCACCGCGATCGAAGCCGTACGACCGGTGGGCTCGATCTTCACCGTGCAGCCCCCCAGCGTTGTGCAGGCGAATATCGGCCTGACGCTGGGGCTATCGTCCATTGCCTCACAGCAAGCGGTCTCGGCCGCGGTTGCGAACGCGATCGCCGGCTATATCGATGCACTGCCGATCGGGGCGCCGCTTGCCCTCACGCGAATCGCCCAGCTTGCCTATGCCGCGTCGCCGGCGGTGACAAACGTCAGCCAGCTCCAGATCAATGGCGCCACCGCCGACCTGGTTCCGCCGGCCTCCGGTGTGGTAAAAGCCGGAACGGTCGCGGTTGACTGACATGACCGGTGATCAGACTGACATGGTGGCGCGGTTAAAGGCCGTGTTGCCCAGAGGATGGTTTGCCGACGACACCCCGCTGCTCGATGGCGTGCTCGCCGGCCTTGGCTGCGGTTGGGCGTGGCTCTACCAAAGCTTGCAATACGTCATCACGCAAACACGCATCGCCACCGCCAGCGACGTCTGGCTTGACGTAATCGCCCGCGATTACTTTGGCAGGCGGCTTGTCCGCACGCCCGGCCAGGCCGATGGGCCGTTTCGGCAGCGAATTCTGGCCGAACTGCTCCGCGAGCGCGGCACCCGAGCCGCAATCGTGTCCGTATTGGAGGATCTCACCGGCCGCTCTCCCGTCGTGTTCGAGCCTGCTCGCGCGACCGACACCGGAGCCTATGGCACGACCGCCGGCGGCTGGTCCGGGCTGGCCTACGGCGCGGCGGGCGGCTGGGGGAGCCTCATTCTTCCCTTCCAGGTGTTCGTAACGGCCTATCGGCCGATCGGCTCCGGCATCGCCTTTGTGGCCGGCTGGGGCAGTGGCTGCGGCGGTTACAACGCCGGCGCACTCGAATACGGCAATCTCGCGATGCTGCAAGGTCAGGTGACCGACGCGGATATCGCCGCCGCCACGGCGGGCGTGCTCCCCATCGCCACGATCGGCTGGCTGCAAATCACCAATTGAGCGTGCCCCCGGCACCGCAAAGAGGACGCAATGGACAGAAACCTGGTCTATCCCGGAAGCATCCCGCTCGACACCGACCTGCTGTCGACCAACCGGAACGCCATGGTTGCGCTTGGCTATCTTGCGCAGGCGACTCTCGGCACCGGCACCGTTGCAGACGGTCTCGCCTGCACGCCCACAACGCCCGCCTCCATGACGATCAACATCGGGCCGGGCAGCATCGCTCAGTTTTCCGTCGTCGATCCCCTGCCCTTCGGCTCCCTGCCCGCGGACGACGTCAGCCCCTTGGTCAAAATGGGCGTCAACCTGGCGCCCACCCCGTTTACACCGAGCCCACCCACCACGTCCGGCCAGTCGATCAACTACCTCATCGAGGCCGCACTGCTGGAGTCCGACACCAACCCGGTCGTGCTGCCCTACTACAATGCCGCCAATCCGGCGCAGCCATACAGCGGTCCCGCCAATTCCGGCGCCGCGCAGAACACGTTGCGGTCCCAGCGTGTCCAGTTGCAAATGAAACCGGGCGCCCCAGCGGCCACCGGATTGCAAGCGACCCCACCGGTGGATAGCGGGTGGGTCGGGCTGTACGTTGTCACCGTCGGCTACGCGCAGACCACGATCACCGCCACCAGCATCGCGTTGCACCCGCAGGCGCCGCTGCTCGCCTGGAAACTCCCCGCACTGCGGCCCGGCTTCGGCAGTGGCGTTCAGACCTTCCTGACGTCGGGCACCTTCACGGTCCCGCCCGGTGTCACCCAGGTTGAAGTCGAGCTTTGGGGCGGCGGCGCCGGCAGCTACGCCTCCACGTCAAGTTCCCCCAGCGGCGGCGGCTCCGGCGGCGGCTATGCGCGCGGCCGAATCACCGGCCTGTCGCCAGGCCAGGTTGTCCCCGTCACGATCGGCGCAGGCGGCATCGCGGGAACCACATCAGGCGCCGCGGCGACCGCCGGCGGTACGTCGAGCTTTGGGACCTTCGTCAGCGCGACCGGAGGCAGCCTGAACTATCTCGCCAGCAAGGCCAATCCGCCCTCCGGCGCAACACCTGGGGGCTATGGCGTTGGCGGCGATGTCAGCATTGCCGGTTCCGCCGGCCAGGCCGCGACCCTGAACCAGGGCGGCATGGGCGGGGCGGCACCGATGGGCGGGACACAGAACAGCGGCACCACAGGCGTCGCCGGCTTGTTCCCCGGCGGTGGCGCCGCCGGCGCGGGAACCGGCGCAAACAGCGCAACGCCATACAACGGCGCAGCCGGGTCGGCGGGTTATGTCATCGTGAGGTGGTAGAGATGAAGACGTACGCACGGATAGAGGACGGAGTCGTGGCCGAGCTGCTGGCCACCAGCGGCAACATCGCGCTGTTGTTTCATCCCGAATTGACCTGGCTGGACGTCTCCGCGGTCGCCGGCATCGCTGAAGGCTGGACCTACGACGGCACGACCTTCAGCCCGCCTGCCCCCGCGGCGCCAATCGCTGTCGCCCCGAGCCTCGCCGACTTGCAGGCGCGCATGTCGGCACTGAGCGCGGAGCTGCAATCACTGGCCGCGGCCAGTACTGCCACATCGGCCGGCCAGTAGAACGAAACCAGTAAGCCGCAACCAACTGTTCCGGGAAGCAACTTATGCCAACGCCTGCCTCTCATGTCTGGAAGCCTAGCACCGCCCGAACGGTCGTGCTGGATGCATTCATTCCCGTACCGCGCGGATCGACGGCAACCGCGCCTCCGCCATTGAACTGGCCGACCAAGGATCCGCAGGACGTTCTCGACTATCAGTTCGATATCACGCCGGCGCTGGTCGGGAACGACGGCGATTCGATCGCGACGCTCGATGTGACAACGGCACCCAGCAATCCCGGCGACCTGGTCGTGAACCAGGTTACAGCCGATGGAGCCTCGGCCGTGCTTTGGCTTTCGGAGGGCCTGGCCGGCACCGTCTATACCATAACGATCCTAATCAGCACCGTGAACGGCCGTAGCATACAGCGCAGTATTCTGCTTCCGGTATTGGAACTGTCGAGTCCGTTGCCGCCTTCGACCGCTATCCTGACCGGCAGCGGCGCCATGCTGACCGATCAGAACGGAAACCCGGTTCTCACCGGGTCCTGAGCTCGGCCCGGGCCCTGCCGGTCGGCAGGGCCACCGCCCCCCGCATTCGAAAGCCTGATTGGACCCGCCAGCCGCCGCTGCGCGGGACCTCTCGTTTGGAGTTTGTTCAAGCATGCCGACAATCGATCAGCTTGCACCCGCGACGGCAGCCTCGGACACCGACGAGCTTCCCGTCAGCCAGTCAGGGATCGCGCGGAAGGTCACGCGGGCGCAAGTCCTGGCTGGCCTGCAGCCGCAGCTCGCGATCCCGACCGATACGCTGATGGGACGCTGCAGCGCCGGCACTGGCGCACCTGAAACAATCGCCGTCGGGGCTAATCTCGTTCTGGCCAATGGCACACTGTCCGCGAACGCTGCGTCCTACCTCGTGTCGCAGCTTCCGGCCGGGACCGTCCCGGGCCCCGGAGATAGTGTGCCGCTCGGTCAGTCAGGCGCGAACACCGCCGTGACCTATGGCCAGTTCATGAGCGGACTGCCCGGGGTCGCCAATGTCGATGCCTCACATGTGCTGGTTACGCCGACCGGAGCATCGGGTGCGGTCAAACTGGCGGACTATGCGGCATCCACGGTCAGCAGCAGCGGCGGCAAGATGGTGGGTAGCCTGACCCTGGCCGCCGATCCCGCTGCTCCCCTGCAAGCCGCCACGAAGAACTACGTGGACACTCTGATCGCAACGGCCGTTCCGAAGGCGGGCGGAACGCTGACCGGACCGCTGACGCTTGCCGCCGATCCAACATTGGCGCTGCAGGCCGCGACCAAGGAGTACGCCGACGCCCGGCTGCTGCGGAGTGGCGACACCCTGACCGGTCCGCTGATGCTGGCCGGCGATCCGACGTCCGCGCTGCAGGCCGCGACCAAGGAATACGCGGATGCACGGCTGCTGCGAAGTGGCGACACCCTGACCGGGCCTCTGGTGTTGTCCGCCGATCCGGCGTCGGCGCTGCAGGCCGCCACCAAGAACTATGTCGACACGCAGGTCGGCACCGCGTTGCCCAAGAGCGGCGGCACGCTGACGGGCATCCTGACCCTCGCGAGCGATCCTGCTTCAGCCGGCCAGGCGGCCACCAAGAACTATGTGGATGCGCAAGTGGCGACCGCCATGCCGCTTAATGGCGGCACGCTGGCAGGCGCCCTGACGCTGGCCGGCGATCCCGCTGCAACGAACCAGGCCGCGACCAAACATTACGTGGATACACAGGTCGCCACCGCCGTGCCGCTCAGCGGCGGAATCCTGACCGGCGCCTTGACTCTCGCTGGCGACCCCGTCGCGGCCAACCAGGCAGCGACGAAACACTACGTTGATGCTCAGGCCGCCATCGCTGCGTTGCCGCTCAGCGGCGGTACCTTGACCGGCGCCTTGACGCTCGCCGGCGATCCCAGCGCGGCCAGCCAGGCCGCGACAAAGCACTACG